ACTTCGAAAATCGGATCATAACCCACGACCTGACGGAGAAGTTTGCGCGATCGATATTGACGCTAGCTTATCTGACGAACAAGGGATTAGTCATGCTCTGGCAGATCAACTTCGACTCACAGCAAAAAAAGATAAGCGTATATCTTACATAATCCACGCTGGTAAAATATGTTCAGCAAAATCGCTATGGCGTTGGGTTAAATATCGGGGCATAAATCCACACCATAAGCACATCCATGTAAGTTTCAAACCAAAACAAAATGGCGACAAGTTCGACATTCCACTACTGAAAGGCAATTAATGAAACTATCAACAAAACACAAAGCAGCAATTAAGTCATATTTAAGAGCTGTCGCAGCTAGTGGAATAACAGTTGCTTTAGCAATAGTAGCTGACATCCATCCAGCCTACGCAACTTTACTTGGTGCTTTAGTTGCGCCTATTGTAAAAGCAGTTGATCCAAAATCAGGGAGCGAAGCGGATTATGGTCTTAGCGAAAAATGACACCGAACGAATTAGTCGCATTTGGCGTTGGCGTTTGCAGTATCGCGGGCGCTTTATTGCTGGCTCTACGATGGGTTATTAAAAGTTTTTTAAGTGAACTTAAACCCAATTCTGGTAGTTCAATGAAAGATCAAATTACTAGACTTGAACAGCGTGTTGATGATCTGTTCACCTTAATTAGTAAGCGATAATTTTGTTATGGCGAACACACGGAAACACACTAAACGAAAAAAAGTAAACCGGAGAGTAGTTCGCCACACTCCTGAACCTTTAAGTAAATTAGAGGTTTTCTATATTGCAAAGCATGAAATGTTTAGAGCTGCACGCAAGGCTGGATTTAGTGAGTCATGTGCGCTTTATTTAATGGATAACCCTGAGTCTATGCCTGACTGGATCGTAGGCGATAAAGGAATAATCCCAACTATTCCAACTCCCGATGAGGATGACGATTAATTAAAGCCAACCGCAGATACCTAGTCACGCCTGACCTCCAAATTCCTCTGCACCATCCAAAAGCCGTGTCTAACCTAATTAAAATGGCACGCCATGAAAAGTTTGATTATGTATTAAATGTCGGAGATGAAATGGATCTTGGCAGCCAGTCGCGTTGGGCAAAAAATACCAAGTTAGAGTTTGCTGAAACACTTGATGAAGAAAGAAAACTAGGCCAAGAGATTCTTTACGATCTAGGCACTACAGATATTGTTAGATCAAATCACACAGATAGAATTTATCAAACCTTACTTAAAGGTGCGCCATCACTTATTGGATTGCCAGAATTAGAATATGCCAAGTTTATGGATTTTGCTGGCTTAGGCATTAGATTCCATAAAAGAGCTTATGAATTTGAAAAGGGCTGGCATTTGGCTCATGGGGATGAAGGAAACATGTCCAAGCATGCCGGCATAACTGGCCTTAATTTGGCCAAGAAATGGCATTCTAGCGTAGTTTGTGGGCACTCGCATAGGCAGGGTGCAGTCCGACACCAAACTGGCTTAAACGGCCGTTATTCAACGATTTGGGGCATAGAAGCCGGTCATCTAATGGACATGCGCAAGGCTAGTTACCTAAAATATAACTCAGCCGATTGGAACATGGGCTTTACAGTTTTAAGTTTTGGCAAAAAAGGCCATCAAGTAGAGCTGATACCTGTTAATCATGATGGATCATTTACCTACAATCGAAGGACTTATGGGGCTTGAAACAGACTATAGGGTTCGCACGATTGATGACCATATCGATGACTTTGAGGATATTGGCGTTATCTAATCGTTATAAAACACGCGCTAAAAGACTATTGCGCTGTCGGTAATTTGAGTCATACTAAACCTAACTGAACAAGGTGTTCAGGATTAGGGAGCAAAATGGAAATTGTTGGAATGTGGTTATTAATTGCCGGAAGTATGGCAGTTACATGGTGGCTGATAAAGCACACAAATAATGAACACTACGAAAATGGGTATTGGTCTGGCCGTCAGGATGGGTGGCGTGCTAGTTTAGAACACCAAGAGCGTGTAAGAAAAATGAAGTTAGATCAGGTTTTTGATTATGAAAAAAACTGAGGATTTATTAAATGATGCAATCCAAACAATTCAGTCAAGAGGACTTGTCTATGGCCACCCCATGTATAACATGGAGCGAATCAGTAAGCTGGTCAGTTCGTATCTTGAATATCCCATCATGCCACATGATGTTTGTATCATTAACATATTGCAAAAAATCAGTCGTCTACAAGAAACGCCTGGACATTATGACAGCCTTGTGGACATCGCAGCATACACGGCAATTTACAAGACTGTATTCGATGCAGAAACCGACAGCGATTTCAAAAAGGGAGATGATTTGTAATGGCTTTTAACTTAAATGATTATGAAGATGTTGCTACTTTGAACAAATGGTTTATTAGCAACTTCCCAAAAGGCAGATCAGACATATCAGTAATTAGCCATGATGCTAAAGATGGTTACATTTTAGTTCAAGCTACATTATGGCGTGACTCAATAGATGATAAGCCAGCAGTTTCCAACATAGCCTTTGGATCTAGGGAAACATATATTCCTAACATGAAAAAGTTTTATGTTGAGGATACAGCTACATCTGCATTGGGTAGAGCCATAATTCTACTTAAAGGATCTGATAAGACTGCAACTAAAGATGACATGAAAAAGGTTGATGTGCAGCCAAATGAATACGAAAAGAAATTACAAGAAAGGCGTTATGGTGCACCCGGCACAAAATCCGCAGCTGTTGAGGATGCTTTAAGAGCTTCATTCGCAGTTGAGAATAAACAAGATGATCCACAGGCTTGGTCGGTTGCCGAAGCTGTTGATGCGATAGGTAGTTCAACACCTAAAGAGCCACCTGCTTGCGAGCATGGTCATATTCTTAAACAAGGTATATCTAAAACAGGTAAGCCTTATTATGGTTATGTCTGCAAGGGCAAAGTTACCGAACATGCTAAATGGGCAAAGATGACTGCTAATGGACATTGGTTCTTTGAAGGGATGGAGTAATGGGATACATAGCATTCATTAATGGTAAAGGCATTCAAGTAGTTATGGATGATAATGGTGTGCATTTAGAGGAATCAGTTATCAAATGCGAGGTTTGCGATGATGATAGAGTCTTTAAGGATGGCACATGTTTCAAATGCCACGAATTGATTAACTATGACAAACCCAACTAAGTTCAAATGTAATGGTTGCAAACGCGACACGGAATTCTTATGGCTTGATGCCATCGATATGCCAGATGGTTTCAAATTGTACCAATGCATGGACTGCGGAGCCGTGGGAACGAAGAACATCGCTGAAGCTACTGAATTGCCTGACTCAGACATAAGTCGATGCGATAAATGTGGATCTTGGCAGTTTAAGGAAATGCCATGTCATACATGTAATTTGATTGGAGCGAAGTAATGCCTACTTATGAATACAGCTGCAAAGAATGCGGCACATTTGGATCTATCCATAGAACTTACAAAGAGGATGATAGTGGTATGAATTGTCCTAGATGTAAAACTGCTATGGCAAGAGTTTATTCAGCTCCTGGTATCTCATTTAAGGGTGATGGATGGGCTGGTAAAACTAAATGACGGAAATAGTCTATGGCAAGGATGAATGTTTTACTCCAAAATGGGTATTCGATAAACTGGGCTTAGAATTTGATTTAGATGTTGCTTCAAGTAATCATCCATTAGTTGTAGTGCCGGCAAAACAAAGATACACAATTGAGGATAATGCTTTATTAAAACCTTGGTTTGGTCGCGTTTGGATGAATCCACCATTTAGTAAGGTAACTCCTTGGATAGATAAATGGCTAGATCATGGAAACGGGTTATGTCTAGTTACTCTTAGCTCTAATGGTAAATGGGTGAACAAATTATGGGATAGTGAAGCTGCTTGCCATTACCTACCGCCAAATATGGCATTTGTAGGGGCTAGTGGATAGTAGTCAAAATGCGCTGGAGAACAGCAATTTGGGCTTTAGGCGATGACAACATAAAAGCCTTATCAAACTTAGGAAAGGTTAAACAATGACCGAAACAGGATACGATCAAACATGGAATGAAACAAATGATTTACGGGTTACGACATGCCGTCTGACCTGCGATTATGTTAGGTAGGTATTGACACATATGATACGCTCTAGGCAAGTATTTGCCCTAAAGGCAAAAACGCGAGCCCGTAAGGCTCAGCTCGCGAGGTGCTGGCTAGTCGGGGGAGCTTTGTTTGTTTTACAAACCTTTGCTTTAGATACAGCTGAATCTCAAACCATTAAGGTTAATACATTAAAACAAATTACATTTCATAAGATGGATTATAACTTTGAACAGTTCTATTGTTTAGATGAGATCGTATGGAAAGAATCGCGTTGGAATCCTAAAGCTAAGAATCCTAAGTCAAGTGCTTATGGATTGTTTCAGATACTTAAATCTAAAGAGAAAGATCCTATTAAACAGATTGATAACGGATTAAAATATATAAATGCAAGATACAATGGATGTGCTTGCACTGCGCTCGCACACCATAAGGCTAAAGGCTGGTATTAGTGAGTAGATCAGCATTAAGGGATAGTGGTAGCACTAGACAATGGCGTAATATAAGAGAGCGAATACTTAGACGCGATCAATTCATATGCCAGTATTGTGGACAGGAAGCAAATACAGTAGATCATGTGATACCTCGTAGGCTTGGAGGATTAGATAGTGATGATAATTTAGTTGCAAGTTGTCGTAAATGTAATTTATCTAAGGGTGGGCGGTTTTTTGTGAGCAAGAGAACAC